ATTTTACAAACACTAAGGGTTAGCTAGGAAATATATGAAAAACGAAAAAATTAATGTAACATTCAAATTTACAAGACCAAGAAACAAATCTATTAGCAGAGATAAAGGAGAAGATTAAAGAAATACCACCTCTTTCTAATGGCACTAATGATTTTAATTTTGGAGTAGCTCATGCTAAAAATGAGATATTAAAAATTTTTAAATCTTGCCTCCCAGTCACCCCTTGCTAAAAAATAAGGAGAGTAGTAAAATATAGAGATGACAGAACCTACTTTATGCGGAAGATGTAATAAACCCAAAGGCAAAGAAGAAGGGTGCTGTAAGTGCGGGCGACCGACAGAATACAGTGAAGAATACATAAAAAAGATTGATGAGTATTTAGAATCAAGACAAGATGAAAGTGTTTCAATGGTTAAACAATCAAATGAAGAAAAAGGGTATGAAATGTATGAAAATAAATTAAAAGTAAAACTTCCAACTATTGAAGGATTTGCCAGATTTATTGATACAGACAAAGGTTTATTATATGATTGGGAAAAGATTTACCCAGAGTTTCACCACGCTTTGAGTAAAATAAGGGTGGAACAATTTGAAAGACTTATAAATGCAGGACTTTCAGGCGATTATAATTCAACCATTGCTAAACTTATTCTTTCAAGCAATCATGGAATGAGTGAAAAAACTATAAATGAGGTTATAATTCCTAAACCTATATCAGATGTTCTACAAGACGCAAGCGTACAAGAAAATAGCCAAACTTAAAAAGAGAATCAGAGCGGTACAGGGCGGAACTTCCGCTAGTAAAACTGTTTCAATACTTCTTTGGTTAATTGCTCTTTCTCAATCTGATAAAACTCCTACACTTACAAGTATAGTTTCCGAGTCTTTTCCTCATTTAAGACGAGGAGTTATCAGAGATTTTGAAAATATAATGAAAGAACATTTATATTTCAAAGATAATCTTTGGGATAAAACAAATAGTGTTTATACTTTTGAAACAGGAAGTAAAGTAGAGTTTTTTAGTGTAGATCAAGCCGATAAGGTTAGAGGGGCAAGGCGTGATAGACTTTTTATAAATGAAGCAAATAATGTTTCTTTTGACGCTTTTGAGCAATTAGAGGTTAGAACCAAAGAGTTTATATTTTTAGATTGGAATCCGTCTTCGGAGTATTGGTTTAATACTGAAATTTATGAAAAGCGTTCTGATGTTGAGCTTATTATTTTAACCTACAAAGACAATGAAGCATTAAGTAAAGAAATAATAGACTCCATTGAACAACGAAAAAGTAGAAAAGGTTGGTGGAAAGTATATGGGCTTGGCGAACTTGGAGAAATTGAGGGCAAGATTTATAAAGACTGGGCTATTATGGACGAACTTCCACACGAAGCAAGACTTGTCCGCAGGGGGTTAGATTTTGGCTACACTAACGATCCCACAGCGATAGTTTCGGTGTATAAGTTCAACGATAGTTATATTTTAGATGAAGAATTATTCCAAAAAGGGCTATCAAACAAGCAAATAGCGGACTATGTAGGGAACTACAACGAGCCACAACAGCTTATAGTGGCTGATTCAGCCGAACCAAAGAGCATAGATGAGTTAAAAAGCTATGGATTAAACATAATTGGGGCAGAAAAGGGCAAAGATTCGGTTCGCCAGAGTATTCAACTGGTGCAAGACCAACGCATATCCATAACTAAAAGGTCAGTAAACATTATTAAGGAATATAGAAACTACTTGTGGATAGTGGACAAGAATGGTAAAATGTTAAATGAACCTGAACACGCTTTCAAACATTCTATGGACGCTACTGCCTATGCCATAACTTCACTTCTCAAAACTCCCGATGCAACTGATGATGAAAGATTTAGAATAGAGCAAAACCGCCAACAACGAACCGAAAGACAAAGAGAAGTGGGACTTGCTTGACATTAAAAATAAAGTTATAATAATTTTATGCCTCTAGTTTCACCTCACGAATACAAAACTTTAGGGAAATATGATACATTGTGGGCATTTATAGGCATTTTCATTCCAGTCCCAATGAGCCAAGCAAAAATAAATCCTGATTTTATAATTAAAGATTGGGGGTTCTCAAGTACAATCGCCCTTTCTAAATTTCATGTCCCTCTAGGATTAGTATTTATACCAGTAATGATTTTAATTTCTTTGATATTTTAATGAACTACGAATTGATTAAAAAGTTAAAAGATGCAGGATTTGACATAAATCATTATGACAGTTCTGGTCATTGTTGCAACTGTCATCCGTGTGAAGGGGAATTAGAACTTCCCACTCTTTCCAAACTCATAGAAGCGTGTATAAAAGATTTTAGAAGTAGAGAGGAGTTTCGTTTGTCTTTTGATGGAATAATTTGGGAAGCAGGTTTTGCTTATTTTGATATTGACTCACAAGCGGATAATTTTAATTATAATACAGGAAAAACCCCCGAAGAAGCAATCGCTAATTTCTGGTTAGAACTAAATAAAAAGAAATGAAAAAAGAAATGAGTGAGTCCGGCAGGCAATTTGAAGAAATTTTCAAACTTCATCACGACCCAGAAGAAAGGATAAAGAAAAGGATTTTAAGGAATAGGGAAAAAAGGGCTTTAGAAATACGTAAAGATTTAGGCATACAATGAAGCTAATAGATAAATTAAAAAACATAGAAGTAAATTGGGAAGGCACTATTCAATTAGGAGTTTTTATCCTAATATGTACATTTTTTATCAGGTTGGCAATTTTTATTACTGACTTTTTATTTATATGAGAAAGTTCAAAGTTTGTTTGAGGTGTGGAAAAAAATTTTTGACAGATTATACTCACGGGTGGCAACTATATTGTGGAAGCAAAAAAGATAAAACTAGCTGTAGTCGTCTTATTACGATAGAATTGGGAGCAGAAAGGGCAAGGCGTTGGAGAGAAAGGCATCCCGAAAACAAGGAACAGAGAAAACAATATTACAAAAGGAATAGGGAAAAAATAATTAAGAGAGTAATTAGTAGATACAATGAGCGGAAAATTAACAAAATATAATTTAAATAAACAGAAACAAATGGAAGCAAGACAAAAAGTAGAAGCAGATGCTATGGCGATTGCCGACCAATATAAAAAAGAACATCACCCCTACAACCAACGCTTTATTATCCAAGAGTCCTACGAACCCAAACGGTTCTTGTGGATTTCTTATAAAAGTAATATAATTAAAACTGTAATCCCCACCGGGCTGTGCGAAGTGTGTGGTTTGCCAGCATTGGCGCACGAATAAATATATGGAAGATGAAATTTTAAAATTAATAGACGAAATTGGAAAGACAGTAGTTGGAAGAGATGCTTTAATTAGTTCAGCCGAAATAATTGAGAAATACCCATTTCCTGAATTACCACTAATTCAATATATAGCTGGCTGTGAATTACCAATAGGAATACCATTTAAATTATGAACCAAGGGAATGTAATTTATGTAGACAATGAGGGTACTGGGTCTATAATTGAACTAGACTTAAATTCGGGTAATCCTGAAGGGCTTGATATATTAGAAGATACTTTAAGAATTTTAAGAAATATGGTATAAATAAAACCAATTAAATAAAAAACTTCTACAAGTTGGAGCAATTAGCTAATGCCCTAACTAGGTTATGTAGAAGTTTCCTAGTCAGAGCATTAACCGATTGTTTCAACACAGTCGGTTTTTACTTTTTAATATAAATATATGTCAATAAATCAATCAGAACTAACAAATAAAATATTATGGCAGGCATAAAGGGAAAATCAGGGCTTAATCCAAATAGTAGAAATGGTTTCAAAAAAGGGCATCTTCCCACTAAAGGGAATACTGGAATGAAACATACTCTTGAAACCAAAAGAAAAATGAGTATCGCTGGACTTAAAAATCCTAATCGGTATTGGTTGGGGAAAAAGCGTTCAAATGAGTCGAAGAAAAAAATGAGTCAAGCTGTTAAAAAAAGATACAGCGAGGGAAATAAATTTGGTTTTCAAAAAGGACATCCATCTTATCTAACAGAAGAAATAAAGAAAAAGATTAGTAGTATAGCGGTAAAAAAAGGTTTTGGTAAATGGATGACAGGTAAAAAACATTCACCCGAAACTCTCAAAAAGATGAGTTTAGTAAAAAAAGGTAAAATACCTTTAAATGTTCAAAGAGGTCAATTTAAAGGGGAAAATAATTGGAACTGGAAAGGCGGCATAACTCCAATAAATCATAAAATTAGAACTTCAAATGAATATAAACTTTGGAGACTTGCAGTTTTTGAAAGGGACAACTATACTTGTGTGTGGTGTGGAGCAAAAAGTGGTAATGGTAAAGCAGTAATACTAAACGCAGACCATATTAAACCTTTTGCAGAATATCCCGAATTAAGGTTCGCAATAGACAATGGTCGCACATTGTGTAAGGCGTGCCATTTAACAACTGATACACACGGAAGAAGAAAAAAAGATGATAAATAATTCAAACATAATACATAAGGTTCAAGCAGAGCTGGAAAATTATAAAAATTCTTCTTACGAGATGTTG